GCACCACCATGTATAGAACTTATGGCTATGAATAAAATACCAGAAGGTGGTAGAAATAATTCTATGTTTCATTTTGGTGTGTATGCTAAAATGAAATGGCCTGCGGAATGGAAAAGTAAGATGACTTTGTTTAATGCAACAGCATCAACAACACCATTAAGTGAGTCTGAAGTAGAAATAATTAAACGTCAACACGATAAAAAAGAATGGGGTTACAAATGTAATGATACTCCGATGTGTAACTTGTGTGATAAAAAATTATGTAGAGAAAGAAAATATGGTATTGGTGAAGAGATAGTGTTTCCTGCACTAACTGATTTACAAAAAATTAAATTAGAAAAACCATATTATTATCTTAACGTAGATGGACAACGATTGCATCTTGAGAATGTAAAATTTTTAAAACAACAAAGTTTGTTTCAAGAAGCGTGTATGGAACAATTAGATTTTAAACCACCAACAGTAAAACCAAAAGATTGGGACATGATAATAAACCCACTGATGAAGAATCACGAACCAATAGATCCACCAGAAGGTGTTGCAACACAAGATCAATTGCAAAATCATTTAGAAACGTTCTGTTTAGATAGACACGTAGGTTCAGATATTAAAGATTTAAAACGTGGTGGTGTATTAACTAAAGAAGGTAATCACCATTTTGTATTTGATAGATTTTACAATGATTTTTTAATAAGAAGACGTTGGGATGTAGGTTATCAAAGAACAGCGCAGATGTTAAAAGAAACATGTAACTGTGATGACAAACGTATTGGTAAAGAAAGAATTTCTGTNTTTGTTGTAAAACAGTTTGATAAAAAAACAGATGACTACAATCAAAAAGAATTAAAACCAAANGATGTATTNTAATGAATCAATTATCTTTTTTTAAACAACAACCGATAATAAAAAAATTAGATAAAACACTTCTTAAACCTAAAAAATTAGAAAATGTTAACCCAATATTTGCTCCTAATAAATATATTATATATCCAACAAATGGATGGCATTATTTTAAAAACTGTCAATTAATTCCTGAACATAATAAATATAAACAAAAAATATGGCCTTTTATAAGTTACAAAACAGATAAAGGTGAAACAAAAATATCTAGTGTGCGTTGGGGAACAACAACTGGCTATCCTACAGTTAGTTTAGATAGGGTTGATGGAAGAATAGCTGTTCCATATTTGATGCATGTTATAGTAGGTGAAGCATTTGTTCCTAAAATAGAATCAAATAAAAAGTTAGAAGTTGCACACATGTATGATGAAGATTGTTGTTATCTACCAGAATTTTTATTATGGCAAACAAGAGGGGAAAATCAAAACGGTAAAAAAAGTCGTAAACCAAGTATAGATATAGAATGGAAATCAATGTTGGCACAAGGATCAGTAAAAGAATGATAGATGGTGTAGCATTAATAACAGTTATATGTATAGCGGCATGGTTAGTAAATAATATATGAGAACAATAGTATTAGGACCACCAGGTACAGGGAAAACCACAACTTTGTTAAACAAAGTTGATGACTATCTTAAACAAACTGATCCTGACAAAATAGGTTATTTTGCATTTACACAAAAAGCTGCACATGAAGCGAGAGACAGAGCAATTAAAAAATTTAATTTTACAGAAGATGACCTACCATATTTTAGAACACTACACTCACTAGCATTTAGAAAACTAGGGTTGAAAAAAGATCAAGTTATGCAAGAAAGACATTACAGAGATTTAGGAGATAAGATAGGTTTTCCAGTAGGATCAACAGCTTACGAAGAAGACAATGATGGTATTAGTTGTAAGTTTAGTTCTAAAAGTGAGTATTTAAGAATGATACAGTTAGCAGAACTTAGAAATATAACTCCAGAACAACAGTTTGATTTAAAAGAACACACACAAGATTTGGAGAGAAGCAAGCTAACAATAATACACAATGAATTAGCAAGATACAAAAAAGATTATTCATTAATAGATTTTAATGACATGATAACAGAGTTTACAAAATCAGATAAATCCCCAAAGTTTGATGTAGTGTTTATTGATGAAGCACAAGATCTTTCATTAATGCAGTGGGATATGACACGATCTATTTGGAATAAAACAAAAGATACTTTCATTGCAGGAGATGATGACCAAGCAATTTATAAGTGGGCTGGTGCAGATGTAGATTCTTTTATTACACTAGAAGGACAATACTTACCACTTACTCAATCATATAGAATACCTGCTAAAGTACATGGATTAGCAATGGGTATAATTAATAAAATTAAAAATAGAATAGATAAATCTTGGAAACCTAGAGTTAGTCAGGGAAATTTATACAGACATTTTGATGTAGATAGTATTGATATGTCACAAGGTGATTGGTTGGTTTTAAGTAGAACAAGACATATGTTAAATAACATAGGTGAGTCTTTGTACAGACAAGGATTGTATTATGAAAACAGATATAAACGAAGCAGTGAAAAAGAATTACACAGAGCAGCGACGTCTTGGGAAAATTTAAGAAAAGGACATTTAATATCTTACAAAGAAATAGAAAACATAATTAAATATGTTGGTCCTAAAAATTGGCATGCTAAAAAAATAAAAGGTATGGCTAAAGGATCTTTTTATGGAATAGATCAACTTGTAAAAGATTACGGTCTACAAGTTAAAACAGTTTGGTACGAAGCATTTGATATTGCAGGACAAACTAAGGTAAACTATCTTAGGAAGATGAGAAAGAATGGTGAGAAACTAAACGAAAAACCTAGAATTGAGTTATCCACTATACATGCAGCTAAAGGTGGTGAAGCAACAAATGTTGTGCTATTAACAGATCTTACAGAAAATACTATGAGAAGTTATGAAAGAAATCCAGATGACGAGAATAGATTATTTTATGTAGGTGCAACAAGAACGAAAGAAAACTTACATATAATAGAACCAAAGAAATACGAAAAAGGATANATACTATGACAAATAAAGATATGTTTAAATCAACAAACTACAATTCTTTAGAAGATCAGATAGGTGGGAAGCACTATCGATCGATGAAGATACAACCTGCTGAATTTATAAATGAAAACAAATTATTATTTGCGGAAGGCAACGCAATCAAATATATTTGCAGGCACCAATCAAAAGGAAAAGCAGAAGATATAGAAAAAGCGATACATTATTTAGAAATGATATTAGAAAGAGATTATGATGCCGGCTAAATTTATAGTTAAAAAAACAATACAAGTTGATACACATGAGTTTGAATTAGAAATTTATCCAAGACTAGTTTCTTGGGAAGTATTTCCAGCAAATCATGAAGCAGCTTTGTATGCATTTAGTAATAAAGAAAAATTAAATAAAACAATAGAAACTAACCACGTATACGAAAAAAGGAAAAAGTAACATGCAAATACCACTATTTAAACCACAGACTGAATGGCTACCACCAGAAAATTTTCCAGACTTATCTAAGTATGATGAGATAGCAATTGACTTAGAAACTAAAGACCCGGACCTTACAAAGATGGGATCAGGATCTATAGTTGGTAAAGGTGATGTTGTAGGTATTGCGGTAGCTGTTAAAGGTTGGTCTGGTTATTACCCTATTGCTCATGAAGGTGGTGGTAACATGAGTCGAGCAAAAGTTTTAAAATGGTTTCAAGGTGTACTTAGTACACCCGCAGATAAAATTTTTCACAACGCCATGTATGACGTGTGTTGGATTAAAGCGCTTAGTCTAAGTATCAGCGGTAGAATTGTGGACACGATGATTGCATCGGCCCTTGTTGATGAAAATCAAATGCGCTATGACTTAAACAATTGTGCTAAAAGATACACCGGCAAAACAAAAAATGAAAGTGATTTATATGCAGCNGCAAAAGATTGGGGTGTTGACGCCAAGGCAGAAATGTATAAACTACCTGCCATTTATGTCGGNGCATACGCAGAAAAAGATGCAGANATAACTTTAGAGTTATGGCAAGAACTTAAAAAAGAAATACTTCACCAAGATATACAATCTATTTTCGATATGGAGACCGAGTTGTTTCCTTGTTTGATTGATATGCGCTTCCTAGGGGTGCGGGTAGACGTGACAGCAGCCAATCAATTAAAAAAAGAACTGACCAGAAAA